GCCCCGCCAGTCGCCGCCCCACCAGACGCCGCCATGCCAGTCGCCGCCCCGCCAGACGCCGCCCCACCAGTCAACAACGCCATCTATAATCTCGACATCAGCGTTTTGGGTGTCGGCATCCAGCAGCCATTGCGGAGCATTCGTGAGTTCTGAGATTTTCATATCATTCCTTCTCCAGCGCGGCGAGGGCTTCGCGCAACGGATCAAACGTCTGTGTTCCTACATATTCGCGCAGGTTTGGGTATCGCAACATAATGTCTGCCGCCCGCACCAGCGCCTCAATCTCGGCGGCGCGGTCAACCAAAAGATACTCTAGTTGATAAATAGAGTCGTGGGCGACTATGTGAACATGACATTCGCCGCTTAATATCTCCCGCAGCCGGTCAGCGAAGGTCATAGGAAGAACGTCACAACGCACAGCAGCACGATGGCCCAGAATACCCAGCGATCACCAGTCACGGGCGGTGGAAACAACCATCCCGGCGTGTGGTGATTCGAGACGCGGTAGAAACGGTAGTGATTCGGGTTGTAGTCGGTTTTGTGGTTCATTTTGTCATCCTGTTGATCCACGCGATTGCGCCAGAGTAATCGTCCGCGAGCATGTCCTCCAACTTCTTCAACTTAGCCTTGAGCAGCACGCGCTCGATCTTCACGCCGGTCTGCTCGCACAGGGAGAGGAGAGAGAGCGCCTGCTCGTTGGTGATGAACGCTGGCTCCTCATCAGGAGCCGCCGCACGCGCATGAGCAGGCTCGGAGGGAGGGGCCGAGGGTTCTGCTGCGGTCTGAGCGGCGGCGGCTTTCGGTGCGGTCGCTCCACTCGCCCATTCTGCGAGTCGGCGGCCGGATTCTTCGGTGATCGGCTTATCGAGCGGAAATAGCGACTTGTGCTGCTCCTGCAGCTTGATCGGCAACGGCACGCCGGGATGCGCGGCCATGAGCAGGAACGAAGCCGTCAGTTCGTAGGGCAGATTCTTCTCGCAGATCGGCAACCAGCCGTCGAGCCCGGTCGCGGATTGCTTCTTTCTCACTTCCATTTTGCCGTCCACGCGCACCATTTCGATCTTTTCCTCGGCGCGAAAGCATAGGATCAGGTGGGCACGCACCTGGAGGAGCCGCTGCACCATCTTGCGATGCTCGCCTTTGGGCTTGATCCACGAGGCCATCTTCACGTTATCGCGTCCGCCCATCCGGGCAAACTCGGCTTCCTGCATGTCGAGTATGCCGCCCTCGCCGGCATGTTCATGGGAGAAGGAATCCACGACGATGACCGGATAGCCGGCGTCGTCAGCAGCCTTGATCGCGTCGGCGTAGGCGGCGGGGGAGAATGGCGGCTTGAGGTCGCCGTGATCGAAGTGGAAGGCGTCGGCGTAGTGCTTTGCGCGGCCCGCCTCGGTGTCGATGACAGCGAACGGCTTTCCGCCCGTGATGCCGGAGGCAAGCCGCATGGCGGTATAGGTCTTACCCGATCCGCTACTGCCGGCGAGCCCGATCAGTAGCGAGACATTCTCGCGGGTGGCGGGGCGGAAAGTGAAACTCATATCTGCATCCCATGTTCGGTTTGCAGCGGGTCAAGCATTTCCCGCTGCTCCATCTTGGAACGATCCCACGGCAACACTTCCGCGTAGCAGATGCGATTACCGTATGCTGGCCACTCATCGTTAGCAAGACATTGCGCCCACTGAGCGAGCGCACGGACATACTTGCGGCAGGCCAACTCGTAGGACTCGGGATCGAGCGAGATCAGCGAGCAGGCATAGGGCGGCTTCTGCTCCTGCACCAGAAAGACGGTCAGCACGTCGCCCACATCGAGGCACGCTTCAACGCCTTGAGCATAGTGGACCGCCGACAGATCGTGACCCTCGGGGAACAGGTGATTGCGTATCCAGGCGTCCGGTTCCGCGCTGCCGGCGGTGGTCTTGTAGCTGATGTGGAGCTTCGCGTCGGCTGATAGCCAGTCGGGGCGGGCGCGGCACCACACGTCGTTGTGCTGGAAAACGAGGGTGTGCTCAACCCGGCCATCGGGCGCGAGGGCTTCCGGTAATTCGCTGGCGGCGATGAAGGCGCGTGCTACCCCGAGCATGGAATTGATGTTCCCCATCTTGTGATCGAGGATGGGGATGAGGCCGCTCGCATAGGCGATTTCGCGCTGCTCCTTCGCCGCCTTCGTGCGCCAGTCGGGAGCGTCGATCACCACGATGCGCGACTCGCCACCGAGCAGGATTTCATGCGCCGCGGAGCCAATGTCGGCTACGGCGCTGTCGTCAGACTCATAGAGCGTATTGAGCCGTGGATGCGCCTGCCACGCATGGCGCGGGGAGGATGCGAGCAGGCGGTTGAGACACGACGCGCTCGCGGTCGGCACGTCGCCAACCTTGTCCGCGATGTAGTCGGCCATCGGTAGTGCTGGGAGGATGGTGGCTTTCATGCCTTCTCCCACAGCAGCCCCTCGGGTCCGCAGGCGGAATGCGACATGCGCGCGCCCGAGCAGTAGGTCGGCATTTCCTCGCCGCGCACTAGATCGGGTTTCGCCTTGAGCGCCGGATGAGCGCACGCGTCAAGGTTGGACCATTCCGGGGCGGATTGGCAGTAATGCTGGCAGTCCTTGCAAAGTTTAGGCATCGTGATGCTCCCGTATTGAATAGACGCGAATGATGCGGGCATGCGCTCTGGCATGCTCCGCGAGGGTGGTGCCGCATTGCTGGAAACGCTTGTCGCGGAAGATGGCGCCGATTGCGGCGGGCGGCAGCACCGAAAGATCGCACACGCGGCGCACGTCGTTGATCGAAACGCTGCCGTGGTTCTGCGCGTAATGGAGCGCCCACTGGCGGCAGGCTTCGATGAGCGAGGCCACCGCAGGGCGGCGGGTAGCGCGGCGAATGCCCTGATCGCGCAACTCCTGGCCGGTGAATAACTCGCGGTTCATGCGGCGTGCCGCAGAATGTTGACGACCTGGCTGGTATGCCAGACGGTATTGCCCTTGGCGGTGGTGACGCCCTGGGCGGCGAGGCCGGCGGCAATCTCGCGGATGGTGCGGGCGCCGGAGGCTCGCAACTGGGTGATGATCGGCATCACGGTGACGGCGAACGCTTGCGCTCGGGCGCGTAGTATCAGGCCGCAGGCGGTGCCACCGGCGCGGGGATTGCCGGAACCGAGCTTCTGGCCGCGGGCCTTGGCGGCGGCGAGCGCGGCCTTGGTGCGTCGGCTGATTTCCTCGCGTTCGTGTTGAGCGACCACAGCGCGGATGCCGAATTCGAGGGTGCCGGCGTGGGGCATGTCGGCGGCGAGGATCTCAACGCCTGAATTCCTGAGTGTGAGCAGGAACGCGGCATCGCGTGACAGGCGGTCGATCTTGGCGATCAGGATGGCGGCATTCTCGCGCCGGCACAGGGCAAGCGCGGCTTCGAGCTGCGGGCGGTGATTCAACTTGCCGGACTCGATCTCGGTGAAGGATGCGATGATCTCTGCGGCGTAGGGCTTGGCGGCGTGTTCCTGCGCTTCCAGCCCGAGGCCGGATTTACCCTGCTTGTCGGTCGAGACGCGGTAGTAGGCGACGTAGCGTTTCATGATAATCTCCCTTGACAGCGATATCGTTACGATATCACAATAGCTGCACCGTTTGTCAAGGGGTCTAGAGAAAATGCCTTCAAAACTGAAACCGCTGATGTTTCGCTTGAATCCACAGGACAAAGCCAGGCTGCAAGCTTATTCCGCCCGTACCCGCATCTCGATGTCGGCCATCATCTACAATGCGCTGATGCACTATCTGGACGAGAACGAGAGCCAGGCCGAGCGGTTAAAGCGCGTGGGCGAGCTCGAAATTGACCATCATCCGGTCTAGCATGATCCTCGAACTCCCCTACCCGCCCTCGATTAATCACTACTGGCTCGCCTCGGGGCACCGGCGCTATATCTCGAAGGCCGGCAAGGCGTTCCGGCGCGAGGTCTACTGCCTGGTGAAGGCGGCACGGGCAGTGCGGCTCGTGGGCGATGTGGCGGTGCACGTCGAGCTCTACCCGCCAGACCGTCGGCGCCGGGACATCGACAACGTGATAAAGCCGCTGCTTGACGCGCTGCAGTATGCGGAGGTGTTCAAGGACGACTGCCAAGTGGCCGAATTGACCGTTATTCGGTCAGGTTTGGTCAAGAATGGGCGCTCGGTGGTCACTGTCCACAGCGTAAAATGACGAAATGCCTCTGTGGGGCGTGTACAGCCTCGCCAGCGACGTCGTACTCCGAGGACTACCGCTGCCAGTGCGAGGCCCGCTACGTCGCAGCCTTGCCCGACCTGGCCAGCCGGCGGGCGTATTTGAAGGCGATTGGAGAAAAACGGGGGCCGAAAAGCCTTGCGGTACTCGAGCTGGCGCTCCGGGAGGCATGGGCTCGGCGGTGATGATCGTGGCGTTTTTGGACGGGAATGCGGGCAAAACAGGCTGGTTTTCGAGCAAAACCGGGGATTGTCTTTCCCCGACTACCCCTGTCCCAGTCTTAACCCCGCCGTAGTTTGTCGATCATCCGGTCGGCCCAGCCCTGAATACGCTCGCACACATCAGCCAGGTAGCACAGCGCGTAGATCGCGTAAGTTTTCATGTCACTCCCCCTTGAGTGCGGCGCGGGCTTGGTTGCAGAAGTCAAGCACACACTCCGGTACGTATTGCTGATGGCGCAATAGTGCCGGACGTAATCCGTCGGCATTGGCCAGAATCGCCCGCAGCCGCACGTTCTCGCGATAGAGGCATTCGAGTCTCGCCTCAATCACTGTCGGGTTAGACAGTTCTTGCGCCGTCAAGTGCACGTTCCGAGTCATGCCATCGAATTTTGAGGGATTCATCGTTGTTTCCTGGTTAGTAAACGCCAATCCCGCGATTGTAGTAGCTGCCAACGTCCTTACCCCATCAGCGTTACTCTAATAACAGTATCCGGTGTTTCCTCTCCGGTAACTGGATTTTCGCGGACGAAAGTCTGCCCGATGAAATAGGCCATTGCTTCCGCGAACGTGCCGTTAATGGCGGTCGTCCAGTAATTGCCGGTGTCGCATTCGACTTTTACGCAGATCATGTTTCCCTCCTATGCCGCCTTACGGGTTTGGATAACTTCAAGCGTCGTGGGCTGGAAGTGCAGATCAAGTTCTGCGCCATGCTCGATTAGTTCAGCGATGCTGATGTAGCCAAGCTCGCCACCGTATCCGAGATTAGCCAAGCCGAACGCTTGAATCTGGCCCTCGCCGTCGGTGTCAACGTCGCATTCCGTGATGTACCAGTCCATGGAGCCGGTGAAGTAATGCAAGTGAGCCACCGCTTGGTCTCCCTTGCCGTCCTGCTCGTAAGTCTTGGGCATGGCGTGAATCAAGGCGGCAAGCCCTACCATGCGCGTGACGAACCATGCACGCTCTTCGCCCTTGCAGGCTTCGCGCATAACGGCTAATTGCTGCTTGCCGATGAACTGGCGCAGGTCATCCGTTGCCGTGTCAATCATCCACCGTTCAGCGTCAAAATCTCGTTTCATGTTCTACTCCTCAAAGGGTAACTCGGTGTGCGAGGGCTTCGCTGATTTGGCCAGACTTGGAAAGATAGTCAACAAAATCTGCAAAGGCGCATCGCGTATCCGTGGTGTGCATCAAGCCATTGCCAGAGAAATTCTTGATGCGGCGCCGCGTGACACACAGCAACCCGGCGTGTTCGCGCCAGAATAAGGTGCGGACTTGTTTCTGTGTCGTAAGCATGTCTCTCTCTCCTATCAGTTGCCGCACACCCTGCGGCGAGGTTAACCTACGCCCTCAGTCTTGCAAGAGTCGGGCCAGCCCAAGCAATAAATAAAAGGCAATGAAATCAATGGGCAAGCTGGAACGGAAATTGCCCTAAAGGTAGTCATTGACGATTTCTCAACAGGCGATTGACGGATTCTCAACACCGTGTAATAGAATCAACAGCTTACGGCATGATTGACTGACGAGAATTCGACACTGTAGAATGACACAGGCAAATAAGTCTACAGGACAACAACATGAGCGTAACATTTACAAAGCTGTTCAGCTCGATCACAGCGTCAACCGTTTGGTGCGAACCAGACCGCACACGGATCGTCTGGATAGCCATGCTCGCAATGGCCGACCGCAAGGGCCGCGTGTGGGCCTCGATACCGGGACTCGCCAGCATTGCCAGAGTACCAGTAGAGGACTGCCGCACAGCCATAGAATCGTTCCTGTCACCCGATAGGGACAGCAGGACCAAGGACAACGAAGGCAAGCGGATCGAGGAGATAGACGGAGGATGGTTACTGCTCAACTATGAGAAATACCGAGAGCGCCAAGACGCCGAGACCATCAAGGAATCCAAGCGCCGATACATCAACGCAAGACGCGCTCGTGAGCGTCAAGGCATCACCATCAGAGCCAACAAGGTTGACATTGTTTCACATGAATCTGTAGACAAAACTATCTACAGTAGTCATCAGTCGAGACAAGCAGAAGCAGATGCAGAAGCAGTACAGCAGTCTACACTTCAGCCAGACCCGCTCCCTTGACCTTCCTTCACACCCATCAGTCTAGCCCTGCGCTCTGCCTGATTCCGGGTCTCCAGGTATAACCGGGGAATCGGGACAGAGCGCGGGAGGGCGGACCATTCAAGAGCCTCGCCCTTGACCTCGACCTGCATTTCCAACAGCATCCCATCCGTGAAGATCCCTCGCAAGGCTCCAACACTCAAGACCACGACAGAGCGACAGAGAATCCTCGACTCTCTCCCACCCTGGGTAGTCTCACCCTCAACCATCGCAGCAACACACTTCAAAACCGGCCACTCCATCAACCGCTGGCGCGTCTATCACACACTCGCAGCTCACGCCAACCGACACACCAGACTCGTGCGCATAGGCCAGCAACGCATTGCATCAGCACTCAACCTCAACCGCCACACCGTAGGCGCCAACCTCCGAAAGCTCGAACAAATGCAACTCATCGCCAGAGCCTACCGCCTACCACCACCACTGAGCACCATCGTCTGGCGAATGATCGACGCACCAAACACAGCACATGAGAAACCCCGTATGCAAACACGCAACGTAGCGCCTCGCGCAGCGCCAGAGTGAGCACTCACTAACCTCATGTTCAGCCGACACACGCTCGTGCGCCGCGTGAACACACCAGCGCAGGGCCTTCCCCCCCATGGGAGCGCACACCAGGAACGCAGCATGCGCGATCGCATGAGCGCACGAACGGCCACGGGCGAGGGCACCCTTCCCCCTCCCCCCCCTTCGGCCCTGTCGTGGGGTGTCCCTCTTAAATTTTTTCTTTCCCATGTCTGAGTCGATTCCTCCCGAGGTGAATCCTGAGCCGCCGGTGGCTCGTGGAGATCCTGAGTTTCCTGATTTGAGGGATTGGGGTGGGTTGGGTCGTGTGAAGCGTGAGGTGAGGCGCAGTGCGACGATCATGGCGAATCGGGAGGCGATTGCGTATGAGCTTCTTGCCATGGGTTCGACGAAGATTACGGACGTGATGTCGTGGGACGAGGTTGGGAATATCAAGTTTGTGGATTCCAAGAAGTTGGATCATCGGCACGCTAGGATGATAAAGAGCGTGGAGCAGCGGTTGGACAAGGAGGGTAATGTAGTGGGATTGAAGGTGACGTTGTTTGACAAGGTGGCGGTGTTGCGGTTGTTATCGCAGGCGGCGGGTTTGTTGAGGAAGGATGCGGATGATGACAAGCCGGCGGTGATGGGGGTGCGGGTGCGTGGGCCGAAGCGAAAGACGGTGACTTATGAGGAGAAGAAGGATGGCGAATAATTATGCGAAGGCGCGGTTTAACTGTCCCGAGCACAGTGGGGCGACGGAGAGAATCCGGGAAGCGTTAAAGCGTGCGCGGGAGCCGATGAGCGTGCACGGGCTGCAGTGCGCGACCGGGCTTGCGGTGGATAAGATTCGTTCCTGTCTGGCCGACATGGTGAAGAGGACCGGGGGTGTGGTATCGAGTCAGGGGAAGAAGGGCACGGTGTATGCGTTGTATTCGCCGGCGGTCGCGCGGGTCGCGGATGGGATGGATCACCGTGCCGGGCGGATCACGATACCGCAATATCGCTGGGGCGCTTCGAGGCTTGGCTGATGGGGGTTCTGGCCGAGAAGCGTCTCGATCTCGATTTCGATTTCTCGAACGCGCCCACGGTTTACGATTTCATCGAGGATGATTCGTTCGTCACCGGCATCATGGGTCCGGTGGGCAGCGGGAAATCCTACGGTTCCGCCGCCAAACTGATGATCCGGGCGCTGGAGCAGAAACCTTCTCCGAAGGACGGCGTTCGCTACTCGCGCTGGGCGGTGGTTCGCAACACCTACGGGGAACTCAAAACCACGACGCTCAAAACCTGGACCGAGTTGTTTCCCGAGCATCAGTGGGGGCGGCTCCTGTGGACGCCCCCGATCACGCACCACATCCGCATGCCGCGCCGTGGCAAGATTCCGGGGGTTGATGCGGAGTTCATGTTTCTCGCGCTCGACCAGCCGAAGGACGTGAGAAAGCTGCTCTCGCTCAACATCACCGGCTACTGGGCGAACGAAGCCCGCGAACTCGGCTTCTCGATCATCACGCACCTGAATCGACGCTGCGGGCGTTTCCCCTCGAAGGAGCACGGTGGCCCCACCTGGCGCGGGGGCATCATGGACACCAACCCCACGGATGAGGATCACTGGTGGCACGAAATGGCCGAGAAGCACCGCGCCGTGGGGCGCTTCAAGTGGAAATTCTACCGCCAGCCCCCGGCCGCGACCGAACTGCGGGGCGAGCCCGCGCCCGAGGAAGCCGATCAGTGCATCTTCGCCGCCGGGCGCTGGTGGAAGTTCAACCCCGAGGCCGAGAACCTCGCGCACCTGCCGGAGGGCTACTACGAGCAGCAGATGGCGGGCGTGAAACTCGATGAAATCCGCTGCTACGTTGCCGCGCAGTACGTGTTCGTCGCCGATGGCAAGCCGTTCTGGCCGGAATTCGACCAGGAGGCGATGACCGGGGAGCCGAAGTTCGTGAAGGGCATCCCGCTGCAGCTCGGGCTCGACTTCGGACTCACGCTGAACCCGGCGGCCGCCTTCGGCCAGCGCATGAACGACGGTCACTGGAACATTCTGCACGAAGTTGCGTTGGACGAAATGGGCCTGGAGCGTTTCGGGCAGCGCTTGCTCTCGGATCTGCAACTGCATTTCCCCGGCGCCCAGGTTCACGCCTGGGGCGACCCGTCCGCCGAGTCACGCGATCCGGTCTACGAGCGCGTGTGCGGGGAATACCTCCGGGGGCTGGGCTTGCAGTTGCGCCCGTGCGAGACCAACGATGTGGATGCGCGCCGCGATGCCGGCGCCGCCCCCATGCTGCGGCGAAACGGATTGACGATTCACCGCATCCAGTGCAAGAACATGATCAAGGCGCTCGCGGGCGGCTACCACTTCAAGCGCGTGCGCGTGGGCGGCAAGGATTTCTTCCGCGACAAGCCGAACAAGAACATCCTCTCCAACGTGGGAGACGCCTACGGCTATCTCATGCTCGGGGGCGGCGAGTACCGCAAACTCACGAGGAACGCGCCGCTGAATGCCGCGTTCGGGTCCGGCGCCTTCACCGCGAAAACGGACTTTGACGTGTTTAGCGCGTGAGCCTCACCGCGGCAGCGTTAAATGCCGAACTCGGATTCCCCGCCGGCACCGGCATCGTGCCGTTCGCGGAGTACCACCTCATCCTCGCCGGCATTACCGCCCCCGGCATCACAGCGCAAGCCGCGCTCGGTCCCGCCTTCACGCTGATCGTGCAGGGGCGCGTCGCCGCGATGTGGGGCCTCGTCATCCTGTGGCCGGGCGTGGCCGAGGGCTGGATGATCGCTACCGCCCATCTCAAGCCGGTCGGGGCCGCCTTTACCTGGTGGGCGCGTCGCTTCAATGCTATCGCCGCGCAATCACTGGACTTGCGAAGAACGCAGATTCACGTGCAAACTAGCAACGATGCATTCATCCGCTGGGCAATTGCCGCTAAATTCAAACGCGAGGCGACCCTCGAAGCCTACGCGCCCGACGGGAGCGACGTTTACGTGATGTCGAGAATCTGGAGGCGGACATGAAAGACGTTGGCAAACTGCTCGACCCGCTTGGCATCTTCAAATCCGACTCGCCGTCCCCCTCCGCAGCCACGGCAGCAGACCCCATCCTCGATCGTCAGGAGTCGGACGTCGCCGCCGAGCGGGCAAAGCTGACCGCCGAGCAGTTCGCCCGCCAACGCGCCGCCCGCCGGGGCGGCTACCGGGCGCTGCTCTCGCAGGAACGCATGACCCCCGAAACCGGCCTGCAGACCACCCTGGGCGCGGGCTAAACCGTGGCCGAAGCGCCCAAAAAGAAAACCGGGAAATTTTCTCCCAAGGAAATCCGCACCCGCTTCGACCGGGCGGACAAGAAATGGCAGGAGTCCCGCGCCATTCTCGACCTGTGCTACACCTACGCCTGCCCGCAGAGGAACCTCTTTGACGGTTCCTACGAGGGCGGCGTGCAGGGCGCGGGCAAGATGAACCAGGTGTTCGATTCCACCGCGATCTCGTCTCTTGACCGTTTCGCCAACCGCATCCAGTCGAACGTGTTTCCCCCGCAAGGCGAATGGTGCCGACAGGAAACCGGCACCGACATCCCCGAGGGCGCGCGGGAGAAAACGCAGAAGGTTCTGGAAGCGTTCAATAAGCGCATGTTCGCGGTGATGCGGGCCTCGAACTTCGACATTGCGATGGGCGAATTCCTGCACGACATCGGTATCGGCACCGCGCACATGGTGGTGCAGCCGGGGGACGCGGTGAATCCGGTCAACTACTCGGCGATACCACCCTATCTCGTGCGCTTCGAGGAGGACGAATTCGGCCGGCCCTGCAATCACTACCGCAAGATGAAGATCAAGGCCGAACTCATCACCACGCTCTGGCGCGGCGCCGATCTCGACCAGGATATGCAGACCGCGGAACGCGACAAGCCCGCCGAGGAACTGGAGTTGCTGGAAGCAACTATCAAGGACCGCGACACCGGGCGCTACCACTACCACGTTCTCTACAAGGATCACGAGGTTTTCTACAAGAACCGGAAATTCACCAACTGGTTGACGGCACGCTACTCGAAACTCGCTGGCGAGACCATGGGGCGCGGCCCGGTGATCTCCGCGCTCCCCGACATCCGCACGCTCAACAAGGTGAAGGAACTGGTGCTGAAGAACGCCGCGCTCGCGGTCTCTGGAGTCTGGACCGGGAGGGACGACGGGGTGCTGAACCCGAACAACGTGAAAATCACGCCGGGAACGGTGATCGCGGTCGCCGCCAACGCCGGGGCGCAAGGCCCGTCGCTGCAAGCCTTGAAATCCGCCGCGGACTTCAACGTGGCGCAACTCGTCATCAACGACCTGGTGATGTCGGTGAAGCGCATCCTGCTCGATGAATCGCTGCCACCGGACACCGCCAGCGCCCGCTCGGCGACGGAAATCATCCAGCGCATGAAGGAACTCGCGCAGAATCTCGGCAGCGCCTTTGGGCGCCTGATCGATGAAGTGATGATACCGCTCGTCGAAATCACCATGTACGTGCTGGACGAGGCCGGCGTGGTGGACTTCCCGCTGCGGATCAACGGACGCGAAGTGAAGGTGACGCCGGTGGCGCCGCTCGCCATGGCGCAGCACATGGACGAGGTAGAGACCATTCTCAACTACGCGCAGATGATGGCGCAAATCTTCGGCCCCGAGGGGCAGGTCGCGTTGAACGAGTCCACCGCGATAGACTACCTGGGCGACCGCATGGGCGTGCCGCTCGCCATCCGGCGAAACGCCACCGAGCGGGCAACCAAGGTCGAGGAATTGACCGCGCAGCTCGCGGCAGCCGCGAAAGCCGCCGGTGCCGCCGCTCAGGCGCAACAGTCGGCCCCCGAGGGCGCATCCGCGCCGATGCCGATGGCGGCCTGAACCTATGAGCGGCTGGGACGATTTTGACGAAGTGAAACTTCCGCCTGCGGGCGAGATTGACCTCACCGACAAGCTGTTCGTGGAGGCGTTCAATACCGCCTCCGGCAAGAAGTTGCTCGCCTATTGGAAACGCCAGTACCTCGATCAGCCGGTGTGCGCTCCGGGCTCGAGCGCGGACTTTGGATTCCACCGCGAGGGGCAGAATTCCATCGTGCGCGAAGCCCTCTCGCGCATGCAACGCGCCATGACGCCGAAAGGAGATATGCAACCCGCCATGACGCCGAAAGGAGATATGCAACCCGCCATGACGCCGAAAGGAGATATGCAACGCGCCATGACGCCGAAAGGAGATATGCAACGCGCCATGACGCCGAAAGGAGATAAATAATGGCCGAAGCCGCAGCAGCAGCGGTTATTGAAACACCGAGCGACAATGCGGGCTTGCTATCCGACGCGAAGCCGGTCGCGGACGCCCCCCAGGACCCCGACAACCAGGGCGGGCTCGGCGAGCATCTCGTCAAGGACACCACCGCCGAAGCGGTGGCCGCTGCCGCCGCCAAGCGCGAGCGCCCCGGCTACCTGCCGGAAAAGTTCTGGGACCCCGAGAAGAAGGAACCGCGCCTCGAATCGCTCGCCAAGGGCTACGGCGAACTGGAGAAGAATTTCAAGCTCGGCAAGCACAAGGCCCCCACCGACGGCAAATACGCGATGGACGTGTTCGGCGACAAGATACCGGAGAACGATCCGCTGCGCGTCGCCTACACCGAATGGGCCGGCAAGCACGGTCTCTCGCAGGGCGCGTTCGACGAACTCGCCGCCAAGGTGTCGGAATTGTCCACTACCGCGCAAAAGGAAATGCAGGTCTCCCTCAAGGCCGAGCGCGAGGCCCTCGGACAGAATGCGGATGCGATCATCAACTCCATGACCGACTGGGCGCGTGGCTTCGTGCGCTCCGGCGTATGGTCGGCAGAGGACTTCGAGGAATTCAAGATAATGGGCGGCACCGCGGCCGGCATGCGCTCGCTGATGAAACTGCGCGAATCCTACGAAGGCCGCATCCCGCTGGAGCACACCATGCCCTCCACCGACCGGCCCTCACGCGAGGAACTGGATCAGATGGTCGGAGACCCGCGCTACCTCTCGGATGTTTCCTTCCGCGAAAAAGTCACGCAGGGATTTCAGCGGCTCTACGGCACATCGAGCGCCATCCCCTAGCCTCATTTGCAATCGTCGTCAATCAGGCATATCCTGCCCGCAGGCTAACCGCTGAACGACTTGGCGGCCCTGAACGACGCTAACAGCGTTCGGGTGGCGGGCGTAACCCGCAAGTACCGGCCCCGGTACTTTTGGCACCGGGTCAACCGTGGCGAGAAAGCAGTTTTTTCTCAACCGGATTGATATGAGGTGCCATCATGGCAATGCAACTCTCAGCCGCCTACGTCGCTCAGTTCGACGCAGAGGTAAAGCAGGCGTATCAAGGAACATCGGTGCTGCGCGGCACGGTGCGAACCCGCACCGGAGTCGTCGGCTCAACCCACCGCTTCACCAAGATCGGCAAGGGCGTGGCGCACATCCACGTGCCGCAGTCCGATGTCACTCCCATCGGGGCAACCTATTCTACCGTCACGGCGACGCTTTCCGATTGGGATGCGCCGGAATACTCCGACATCTTCATGCAGCAGAAGGTGAACTTCGACGAGCGCCGGGAACTGGTGCAGGTCGTGGGCAACGCCATCGGGCGACGCTTCGACCAGTTGATTATCGACGCGCTGGTGGCTTCCCCCAGCCCGGAGACGGTCTCGAACGACATCGGGGGCACCGACTCGAATCTCAATGTCGCCAAGCTGATCGAGGCGAAGCGCCTGCTGGACAAGAACAACGTCCCGCCGGGCGACCGTCATATCCTGTGCCACGCCACCAGCCTTGCCGGCATGCTCGGTGAAACCCAGGTCACATCCGCCGACTACAACTCGGTGAAGGCGCTGGTGCAGGGGGAATTGAATACCTTCCTCGGCTTCCAGTTCCACACCATCGGCGACCGCGACGAGGGCGGGCTGCCGCTCGCAACCAACGACCGCAGCGTGTTCGCCTGGCATCGCTCGGCGATGGGTCTCGCGGAGGGCATCGCGCCGCGCACCGCGATCGACTGGATACCGCAGAAGGTGTCCTTCCTGGTGAACGCCATGTTCTCAGCCGGTGCGATCTGCATCGACGACGAAGGCGTGGTCGTCATCACCTGCGACGAAGCATAACCCTGACCGCCAAGGAGATTTAACATGGCTTTCAACGTAAATGGACTGCAACGCATCGGCGGCAGCACCAAGGGCAGCTCGTCCTACGGCGCACCGACGCTGTGGACGTACCGCACGGCGGACATCCGCTCGGACGTGGATACCACCGGCTACTTCGACAACGGCTCCACCACCAACACCGGGGCAAGAAACCTGCTCGCGGTGGGCGACTACATCTTCCTCTATTGCAACACCGGGGGAACGGTGCAGGGTGGCATCGTTTTCGTGAACTCCAACACCTCGGGGATCATCGACACCTCGGATGCCACGCTGGTGGGTGGCGCTGACTCCGACTAAGCGGGGCCTGGAGATGGCGGCGCTCTACGCCGAGCGCCATGAGGGGGCGGCCCTGGTGGTGGGGTATGCCCCCTCAGTACACGAGGACGTGGCCGCCGCAAGGCGGCTGCGCCCCACCGCCCCCCTGTTGGGGGTGAAGTATGCGGCGGTGCTGTTTCAGGAGATCGAGCACGTGTGGACGCAGCACATCGAGCAGGCCGACGACATCAGGGCAAGGGCCGGGCGGCGCATCTTCATCCACTCGCGGGGACGGCTCTATCAGGGGCGCCGATTTCAGAACGTGGACGAGTCGGACGTTGACTACCTGTGGCCGGGCCTGCGCTGGACCGCCGGTGGCAGCGGCATCGTGGGCGCACTGTGGGCGCGTCACGGCATGGGTTTCTCGGAGGTCATTCTCTGCGGTTGCCCGCTGGAACCCGGCGGCTATGCGCCAGAAATACAGCAATTCAAGACCCCCCAGGGCGAATCCGGCTCTTTCGTGGATGCGCGTCCGCTGGAACGCTGGCGGGAGTCGGTTCGCCGGTTCGTGCGCGACGGGCGGGCCGCCGGCATCACCAGCATGAGCGGCTGGACCCGCGAGGCATTGGGGACTCCGGCATGAGGATTGATCTCATCTGCCCATCGCGCTCGCGCCCGCAACGCTTCAAGGCGATGGTGGACTCCGCGCTCGCGCTCGCCACCCACCCCGAGAGCGTCATCACCTACCTGATGCTGGACCGCGACGATCCGAAGCTGGAGGAATACGCCCTCCACCCGCAGGTCGCGCTCTACATGAACCAGACGCCGGGGCGCAGCGTGCCCGCGATGATGAACGAACTCTCGGTCTACACCCAAGGCGATCTCCTGTTTGCGGCCTCAGACGACATCCTGTTTCGCACGACGGGCTGGGACGACATACTGCGGGAGACCTTTGAGCGTCACGAGGACCGGCTGCTGGTTGCCTACACCAACGACGGGCGCGACCGCGACAAGTGCACGCACTTCGCGGTGCATCGGCGCTGGCTGGAAGTCTCCGGCTACTACGTGTGGCCGGGCTTCGAGCATTTCTATGCCGATGAGTGGTGCTATCGCATCGGCGCCGCCATCGGGCGCTCGGTGTACCTGCGTAACCTCGTGACAGAACACATGCACTACCGATTCGGGAAATCGAAGAAAGATGAAACTTACGCTTCCAAACGCAACGACGGTCAATCAGAAAGGGACGCCGCCAGAATGAAAGAACTCCTGCCGCTGGTCGATGAAATCTCAGGGCGAATGCGTTCCGCGATGGTGAATTAATGAGCCTGCTCGACATCATTCATCAGCGCCCGGAACAACTCAAGGCAGCAGCAAGGCAAAACGGGCGCTCGCGCACGTTCATGAATCTATCGCACGAAGGAGACAAAGCCGAGCGAGACAGGGAGTTGCTGAGGTTGCGGAAAAAGCGATTTCGTGCCAGACACCCCGGAACAGATTGCAATATTGAGAAACTTCGGCAGTGGATGGCCAACAACCGCAATAAATTCAAACGAGCGCAGCGCCGATGGGCGAGAGCAAATAGAGACCGCATCAATCAGGCATCAATGGATTACCGCGCAAGAAAAAGGGCTTCCGCATGAAAGGGCTATTCGTTACTTCCGCGACTAACGAGACGATCAAGTACGGGGAGTCGTTTCAATACCTGGGGCACGAGATCGAAACCGCCAAGTACACGAACCGCATCGGGCACGCGGGCCAGGGAACGGTTGGCATCGGGGATGAGGAAATACTGCGCCGCGCAAAGCACTACGCTCCCGACGTGATCGTTTACATCGGCTCCCGCTGGGGCGATGTGCTATCCATCCCGGCGCTGCGGGCGCTGCGCGACATCGCGCCATCCGTCCACATCTGTTCGGACGCCGCGGACGACCCGTGGCATAGCCTCTTGATCGACTACGACAAGGCCGGAGCATTCGACGTGCAGGTGGCCATCGACGGCAACAAGAACTGGCCGTGCCACGCGACGCAGATCACATGCCTGACGCCGTTCGCGCCCGACCAGTACCCGGAGCAGCCGCCCTCCCATCGGCTGCGCCCGATCACATGGGGCTACAGCGGAAATCCGGGCGGGCGCGGCAGCCACAGGAAGGCGATGATGGAACCGTTGATGGGCATGGGGATGCAGGTGCGGTTGCGCGACCCCGGCCCCGGCACGCACCAGGCGTACATCGACTTCATGTGCCGCTGCCGGATGGTGGTCAATTTCCCGCACACCGGCACGCAGAAGCGGATGCACGTCAAGGGCCGCGTCATCGAATGCGGCGTCACCGGCGCCCTGCTGCTGGAGCAACAAGGCTCGCCTACCGCAGACTGGTTCGTTCCCGGTGAGGACTATCTTGAGTACAGCTCTCCGGCCGAAGCCAAGGCAATCGTTGACCGGCTCGAACGCCGCTACGAGGAAACCGAGGAAATGGGCAAGCGCCTGCGCTCGAAGGTGCTGGCGCAGCACGGCCCCGAGGCGTTTTGGGGGCGAATCTTCGAGCGCGTCAGCCTCACGGTGGCCGCATGAGGGCATTGATAACCGGCATCCACGGCGCCGCCGCGCACTACCTCGCTCGCTACCTGCGGGAACGCGGTGATGAAGTCGCCGGCATCGGCCGGCCAGAGGTTGAGTTGACCGACGCCGCGCAGGTATCGAGCGCGTTGTCCGCTATCGCCCCGGACGTTATTTATCACTTGGCTGCGGATGCGGACGTGCTGGCCTCCTTCGATGACGGAGGAGCAACGGTCAAAAACAACATCGAAGGGACGCTCAACCTTCTGGAAGCGGCGCGTAAAAGCTACAAACGTCCGACGGTGCAAATCTGCTCAACCTCGGAAGTCTACGGCGACCCGACGCATTCCCCGGTCGGGGAAGATTGGCCGCTCAATCCGCTTAATCCCTACGCGGTTTCCAAGACCACGCAGGATTTGCTGGGACGCATGTATGCCGCCTGCTACGGCCTGCGGGTGGTGGTCACGCGAGCCTTTGGCTACGTCAACCCGCTACGGCGCGACCTGTGCTTGTCGAGTTTCGCATGGCAGATCGCCGCTATCGAGCGCGGCGAGCGTTCGGAGTTGCACCACGGCAACCTGAATTCCGTCAGAACCTTCTGTGACTCACGCGACATCGTTCGCGCCTACGCCTTTGCCTCCGACCTGCAGGGCGTCTATAACATTGGTTCCGAGAAGGCTATTTCAATATGGCAATGCCTGGAGATGCTGAAGGAATTGGCGAACACGAAGATCAAGACCGTTACCGATGCTTCACTGATGCGCCCGCTCGACATCAAGAGGAGCGTGCCGGATTGCACTAAATTCAGAATGGCGACCGGATGGGAACCAGTGATCGAGCTTAAGGATTCGCTGCTCTGGTTGCTGCAACATTACCGCATGGCGAAAACATGATTACCGTCATTTGCGTGCTGAAATCAGGCGGCCTCTACGACGCGGGCTGGGTGCGAAAACTGCGCGACAGCATTGCGCGGAAAACCAGCATGGCGCACCGCTTCATGTGCCTGACGGATACGCCGGTTGATTGCGAGATGCTGGACCTGCTCCACGACCTGCCCTGCTGGTGGTCGAAACTGGAATTGTTCCGTCCCGGCGTCATCGACGGGCCGACGCTCTACCTCGATCTGGATAACGTGCCGGTAGGCGACATCGCGGCCCTCGTGCCCCAGCCGCACGAGTTTGCGATGATCCGTAATTTCAACCGGCCGGCCCATGCCAGCTCGTGCCTCATGTGGTTCGCGCAGTGCGCTCCCGCCGTGGTGTGGGATAAGTTCATTGCCGATCCACAGCACTGGATCGCCTATCACAAGTCCAAGCGCGAGGGCGCGTACTTCGGAGACCAGGCGTTCATTTGGGACGCGATGGACCGCGCTTGCCCGCTGCTGGATTACCCGCGCACGCTGGTTGCCCATTACCGCAAGGACGTGGCACCGGGGATGAGTCCGCCGCAAGGCGCTTCGCTGGTGGTATTCAGCGGCTCGGTGAAGCCCACCAGCGTGCGTGAACCCTGGATCGCGGAGGCATGGGCATGAGGACTGCTCTCATCGTCGGCTCCGCGCCGTGCGTCAAAGCCGATCTCGATGCGGCACGGGTGCTGCGTCCCGAGGCGGACGTGATCGCGGTCAAATTCTCGGTCGCCATCGTGCATGCGAGGATCGCGGTGACGCACCACGCCGAACACGCGGAGCGCATGAAGGCAATCCACCGCGAACGCTGGGGCGATGAGGTCGAGATTCACATGCCAAAACGAAAGGTGGTCGAGCGTTTCCTGCCGTTCATCGACAAGACCTGGCCGCAGTTGTTGTGCACGGGCGGCACCTCCGCCTGGGGCGCGGCCCGCATCGCAAGACTCATCGGCTACGAGGAGGTCATCCTCTGCGGCTGTCCGCTGGAGGCGGCAAGGCATGGTGACTTCTACCACGACGAGGAAATACTGGAGGTGGCAACGGGTGCCGGCGCCTCGCGCTACCGTGGAGAGCCGTTCGCCAACGACCACGCCGTGCGCTCTTACCAGCGATTCATCGAGTCCGATGCCGTGCTGGGTTACGCAGCGGGCGTCAAATCCATGAGCGGCTGGACCCGCAAACATCTGGGAGCCCCCGATGGCCGGTGAAACCGATATTTCAATCTGCTCCTCCTCGCTGATCCTGCTGGGGCAACCCGCAATCGCGTCCTTCACGGATAATAGCGACTCGGCCCGCACCTGCGCCCAGCTCTACCCGACGCAGAAGGCGGCGCTGCTCGCTGCCTA